CCCACTCCTGATAGCCCTCTCTTGATAGTCCGAGTCGTTGACTTGCTTTATCCACTGCATCTCCGGCAGCTGCGGCGTCACTTGCCATGTCATAGAGCTTCTTTCCCGCTTCCACTGCAGCAGTGCCGATAGCTGCCATGGCCACGCCAATACCAGTGGCTACACCCTTCATCACAGAGCCTAGCTTTTCAAACTTGCCACCAGAATCGTCTGCTACTTTAGCGGAGTCTTTGATTTCATCGCCAAACTTGTCCGCCTTTTTACCAGCGTCTCCAAATCCATCGCTAGCCGCATCGAGGGCTTTCTTGTTTTCATCGAGCTCCCGCTCCATTTTGTTAAGATCAGCATTTGCGTTATTGAGCTGAATCTGCCAAGCTTTCGTCCGCTTATCATTCTCCCCGAAAGATTCAGCAGCATTTTTAAGGGCAGACTCTAGGGTGCTGACTTTATTCTTCTGCGCATCGATCTCCTTATTTAGGACTTCATTTCGTGCAGTCACCGCCTGCAGTGATTTATCTTGTTTATCAAACTGGGACGTGACCAGTTTCATCTCAGAGCCGAGCACTTTGAAATCTCTATTGATTTCACGAAGGCTGTTCTTGAACTCTTTTTCACCCTCAAGGCCAATTTTCAGGCCGAAGTCCGACATAGCGTCACCTCCTCTCAGGGCATGAAAAAAGACACCGCAAATGGTGCCACTTTAAACGGTCTTGTTATAAAGATTCTGGGATAATCTCATCGATGTAGTAATCTTTTTTCGGTTTCGATATCCCGGCAAACTGCTTATGGCACTCCCAAAGATCCATCAAAAACCCAAGTGGCATCAGCCATACTTCATCTTCTAAACGATTCAGGTGGACCGTTCCATAATAAATCAGTCGGGTAAAGAGCTCCTGATCACTTACCCGACTACCTCGTTTTTTGAGTTTTCACTCTCCACATATCTTTTGGTACCCATCATCATGCTGGCCATGATGGCGTTCTTGTAACCCGCGAGATCAAAGGGGGTGGTGAGTAGCTCCACTTCCTCCTCTGTGAGAAGTTCTCTTCTATCATCCTTATTTTTTATGTTGTGAATCAGAATGGATTGGTTGGCCAGAAGGGTGATGAGCCAGACCACCTCCTCCAGGGCCATTTCAAAGTTCTCGCTTTTCATCAGCTTATCACCCAGATTCTCAAGACCACCATAACGCCCTGCAATAGCTTTTGTCGCTTTGGTGGTCAGGATCATCTTAAACTCAGTGCCGCCAATGTCAATGGTGGCGCTTCTCTCATCGGAGGCTTCGTCGAGCATCAGTTTTCCATCTGCCATCTTCGGTTACCCCCTTTAAGATACCGTTACCGTGGCCACGGTTGTCGCCACATCGCTAGCCCCAACAAGGCTGAGGACACAGTAGTAGTAATAGGTGTCGGCTAAGAGATCTGTGGGAATATCGAAGCTTGCAGAGGTTTCTCCATTGATTGGTGTGCCTCCTGAGGTGCTATCGATTGTGTTCTCATACCACTGATAAGTGATGGGATCACTGGTGTTAGATTCTGCCACTACAGAAAGGCTTCCTGTTATGCTGCCGGAGGTCACTTCAGTGAGGGTTGCCGGCTGGGTCGTGATAGTAATGGTTGGGGTGACAGGCGTAAAGTCCGGTTCATAAACGGAAGTAAACCAGCTCGTAATCGTTGAAGTTGCAACGCCGCTATCACCTTCAGTGACCTCTGCCTTCCAGGGGTGCTTGTTCTCACCATCCAGTTTGTTTCGCCTAAACACCGTCCCTTCTATGGTGGGACTGCTAAATGTAATGGAATCACCCTTGGTGGCAAGGCTTGTAGCGGGAACGCTGAAGATGACCCTGTAAAGCCAAAAATACCTGTACTTTCCGTTTGCCTTCTTTGCACGAAACCCGACTGCCACCGGACTACCGCCATCTTCACTTCTAGAAACCACCACATTGTTGCTGTCAATCTTGCAGCCCGTTAGATCTTGGGCCACGAGGGAACCGATATCATCGATGCCTAGACTGAGTGCGCCACTCTTAAATTCTTTGATGACCTCTGATGCACCATCATCTGCATAGAGTATCGCTTCAATGAGCTCAATGCTCAGATCCGCCGTCATGGCCTTTGCCAGTACCTTGGGGGTGCCATAGGTTTCGATGCCATTTTGATCCTCTGTGATCTTGGCATAGTATAGAGAGTCAAGTCCAATCGTTGCCATCTACTCTTCCTCCGTTTCATATTCTTTCATTACGTCAATGGCGTAATGATGAAATTTAGTATCGTGTTCGTAACCTACATACTGTCTATCCGTTATGGTCATACCACCTGCTTGCAGAGCCTTTGTCAGTTCCTTTTTCCGCTTGTTGTAGTTCTTCTTTGTGAAAAGAGACAGCCTCGCTTCTGATACGATCATGTAGCCTTCATTATCTGCGAAAAGATCCAGTCTATCTGACATCGGCGTAATGACCAGGTATTCATCGGGAGGCACATCAGAGAACACTCCTGTTTCCACAGGGATATCAAAGGGAGCCAGTAGGAGGTTCAAGTCTGCAAGTAAACTCATAGCTTTTCAATCTCCTTATCCAGTTTGGATTTCATGACTTCAATACAGGCCTTTCGAGAAGCGGACTTTGCAGGTTTGAGAAATGGCCTCGGGGGCTGACCTGATTTTCCGTACTCAAGGATGTTTGCGATCTTGGCATTAGAATCCCCATCACTTCGGGGTTCATTAAAACCAATCTTCACATTGTAGTTACCATTTCTATCTAGCAGTGTAGGGGAGAGACCTAGTGAAGAAATCAGTTCACCCGTTGATCTACTCTTTTCCTTTGTGCCACTGCCGATGACGCCTTTCAGGTTCTTCTTTACTTTGTCAAGGACTACCTCACCACCTGCTTCCAGGACTTCGGCGACAATCTCATCTGTTTTGTCACCAAGTTTTGTTAGCTTCTTTTGGAAATCATCGGGCATTCGCATGGTAGCTTTAGCCACTCGGAACCACCTCCTTTGCCAGCACCTCAATGTACATCCCGCGGCCTTTGACATCTTCAACGGATGTAATTTCAAACCTCTTATCGCTATGAATGAGGATCATAGAAGTCGTTACAGTCACTCCTGGGATATGACGAAAGCGAAAGAGGTCTGTGGCTTCAGAAAAGGAAGCTCTGTTTGCCCATTTTTCATTGCCGTGGCGGCCTTCTCGGTAGGCCCTGACAGAAGCTACAATGTGATCGGCTTCGGTTTTAAACCCTTCAGCGTCTTTACTTGTGACGCTCTCTACAATATCGATAAAGGTATTCATTTTACCAAAGCTCATCCCTACACCTTCCAGTCTCGATCAAGCCTCAGCAGAAGATTGACCGTATTCCATACCTGCTGTCCAGCCTGGACGTTATCTGAAAAGAAGCCACCAGTGCTGCCGTCCCTGGACTCATAAAAGTGGGACGACAGCATGATGATGGCGTGTTCTGTGGTAGGCGGCATAAGGCCTTCGACGTAGTGGTTTTCAGGAAGGTGCTGATAGCTTTCTGCATACCGTGTGGCAGCGGCGATATACATCTCAAGGAGCTCATCATCAGCAGAGTGATCAAGAATCAGGTTGGCTTTTACTTTTTCAAGCAGTGTCATACCACCACCTTCCTTTCATCAATCTGAAATCATGAGCCCAGCGCTCTTTAGTTTGGTAAGGAGAGCATTGAAATCCGTTAAAAGATCTTCTACTGTAGCTGCAGTGCTCGCAGCTTGGTTCTCAAGAACGGGAAGGCCAGTAACGACCGCCCCATCCTTGATTTCAAGCGTTCCACCAATGACGGTTTTCTCACCGCCCTGTTCGGTGTAGTTCTTCGCGTTATAACTCATAGGACACCTCCATTAGGATTTTTGCTGAAGCACTTTGATGGCTTCAGGAAGAATCAGCTTTCCATCCACCCGCTGAGTGGCAACAAAGCCCACCTGGCCAGTGGCAGCGTAGAGCTCATTGAGCCTTTTAAACACACGACCTTGACGATCCGCTACCCAGTAGTAACCAAAATCACCGAAGATGATGGATTTTGCAGATGCAGCGATGGTAGGTACGTAAGAAGAAGTGTAAACAGGTCTGTTGAGAATGGTATCCGGTGTTCCAGCCTGGAGTGAAGGCTGCCAGATATACTGACCCTGACCATCTTTGAGTTTTCTGATGGCCTTAATGGTGGCATCGTTCATCACGAACACGGCCTTGTTTCTGTAGGGTGACTTCAGAGAGTAGAAGAGGTCAAGGATTTCATCAATGTTGATGGCCGTAGCACTAGATGCTGTGACACCAATCTGGGCTCCACCAGTGGCTGCCAGGATACCTGTTGGCTTACCAGAACCATCTCCTGTGAAGAAGGCATCTTCTTCCTTGTTACCAATTCGTCTTGCAAACTCCCTAGCGATGTAGGACTCAAGATTAAAGACATTGTCATTGAGCAGCTCTTCTGAAACCTTGATCATGGTCCCCAGCTTGTAAGCACCAATGGACACCTGACCGAAGCTATCATCACTTTCAGTAATGGCGCCTTCTTCATCAATCCAAGAAGCAGTGCCCTTGGATGCCACCACAGGAATTTTGCGATCGCCAGAAGAAGTGGTGATGACGTTGGCAAGCTTTCTGAAGATATTTTCTTCATCGAGAGCCTCGATCAAAGTGCGCTCAAACTCATCGGGAACAAGATAGCCACCTTCAGTGTCCGTTCCAATCTGCAGGGCATTTCTAATGACCGGATCAAGTCCCTCGCCAGAACGAGTACGCATGGCATTCCAGAAGGCCTTTTTATACTCCGCAGAAGCCCTTCCACCCCCAGACTCCATGCCCTGGAAGATGGGTTTTCCGGTAAGTGGTGCGTTTAGAGGCTTAGATAGCTCGCGATCAAGGGCTTCTTGCTTTTCAAGGCGGTCGATTTCTTTACCCAGGGCAACGACATCAGCCTCCATCTTTTCGTAAGTGACAGTGTCTTCAGCAGATACAATGCCGTCGTTACCGCGTTTTGTGTCGAGGAATGCTTTTGCAGCTTCCCAGGACTTCGCTCTCTTTTCACGCAGTTCAAGAATTTTATTCATTGTGGTTTCCTCCTTAAAGTGAGTGGTGAATTAAAGAAAGCCGCTTCTCAAGCGACTCAAGTGGGGTGCCAGGTTTTTCTTTTGCTAGTTTGGGTTTAACCTTATCAAGCAGGGAGTTGGTAACAGCTCTGCGACTGAATGCGTAGGTGAAATCTTCAGTTTGGTTTCTCTTTTTCTCGTCTTCCAGGATGCCATCGGCAAAACCAAGCTCGATGGCCTTCTTGGCATTGAGCCAGGTCTCTGCATCCATCAGGTGGGAGAGCCTTGTTCTTGACTGACCGGTTTTGATTTCGTAAGCATTGATGATGCTCTCTTTCACTTCAGATAGCATGGCGATGGCTTTTTTCATTTCCTCGCTGTCGCCAATAGCCACTGTAAGGGGGTTGTGGACCATCATGAGGGCTGTTGGGGCCATGAGCACCGTTGTCCCCGCCATGGCGATGACAGAGGCCGCTGAGGCGGCAATCCCATCAATCTTTACGGTAACAGTGCCTTTGTAATCCATTAGCATGGTGTAAATCTGACTAGCAGCAATGCAATCACCTCCTGGAGAGTTGAGCCAAATAACAATGTCACCCTCACCGGCAGTAAGCTCTGCCTTAAATGCCTTAGGGGTGACATCATCGTCAAACCATGAGTCTTCGGCAATAACGCCGTCTAGATAAAGTGTTCGGACACCAGTGTTTTCATCTCGTGCCCAGTTCCAAAACTTCTTCATTTAGGTTCCTCCGTTTCTTTAGTATTTGCGTAAGCCCCTGCGTCCTGTAATTTTGTCATGGCACCGTTGATGAGGTAGAGATCGCCACCCAAGGATTCTGGAATTCTGTCCAGATTTTCTAGCTCTCTGATATCATTGGCGCTCATCCAACCGTTCTGCCTTGCAGTGGCATAGCCGCTCGTACGACTTACATAGTCTCCACGCAGAAGGCCATCCACATTAAACTTGATAAAGACATTAGGTTTCTCGCTTTCCATGAGCAGTGCCCTACACATGGACTGTTCCCAACGGACCACCCAAGGGTCAAGGGTGTATTTTACAAACTCCAGTGATTGCTGTTCGATGTTACTAAAGGATGACTTCTCTAGATCAGCAAGCATATGAGGGGGCACTCTAAAGATACGAGCGATCTCATTGATCTGGAACTTTCTGGTTTCTAGGAACTGAGCCTGTTCAGGAGAAATACCAATAGGCTGATACTTCATACCTTCCTCAAGGACAGCCACCCGGTGGGCATTACTACTTCCTTGATAAGCTGCGTTCCATGACTCCTTTATCCTTGCGGGGTCCTTGATGGTGCCGGGGTGCTCAAGGACGCCACCAGGAGAGGCGCCGTTTGCGAAAAACTTGGCTCCATATTCTTCTGTGGCTATGGCAAGTCCCACAGCGTTTTTGGCCATGGCAATGGGGGAGTAGCCCACCAGCCCATCAAAGCCAAGCCCCGGGATATGAAGGACATCAGATGGTGAAAGATACACCTGATTGTCTTTTCCAAGAGAAGGAGTATCTTCACTGCCGCGCTGGTACATATAGAAAAGCTGACCGCTTGAGTCGCGATCGACTGTCATTTTGTTTGGCATCAGTGGATAGAGAGAAATTACCTCCCCTCGAGCATTTCGAATCACCTGGGCATAGGCATTTCCCCATAATAAAAGATGACTCATCAGCGTTTCTCTAAAGGCAAACGAAGTCATCTCGGGATTTGGTTCATCGTGAAGCAGCTTATACAGTGGGTGTTTGAGGTTTTTCTCCTTTCCACCTGAATCATTGTATTTGTAGACGTGAAGGGGAAGGCCAGCTAAGGTTTCAGATAGAATTCTTACACAACTATAAACGGCCGTCATTTGCATAGCAGTTTGCTCATTCACAGGTTTTCCAGCACTGGTGCTTCCAAAGAAGAAGCTGTAGGGGCTGCCGCCTAGTGCGTTTTTTGGTTTATCTCGGGCCTTGAAGATCCCTTGTAGTATTCCCATGGAAATCACTCTCCTTAATATGGGCATAAAAAAGCATCGCCGAAGCGATGCTGAATGCTAAAATGTTTTTTTAACTCAAAACACTACGTAAAAGTCGCTGTTACTATTAAATAAACAACGTTCTATGGTTTTTATTTGTTGTTTTTCGTGACAGAACCGACTTTCACACCAAGAACGTCAGATATTGCTTTAGCTCTGCGATCCAGAAGCTTACCTAACTCTTCATGCTCTTCATTGTTAAGATCCTTCTTATGCTTTTTTGTAAATTCTTTAATCTCTTCTTCTACATCGAACAACTCACTGTTGTCGGTTTCGATGCGCGTTTTTTTCATTGTTTCAGCCTCCCTTTCGCTCTTTTCATTTAAATGATAAGAATTTAGTGAATTTTCTGACAACTATATTATATCACGAATCTACAGGAATAGTAATCCTCTTTCGTTATATACGCTTTCCTCTGATTTGTTGTCGCACCGAATCGCTCGGTCAAGCGCCATGATGGTGGCCACAGCTCCGTCGATCTTCTCTGTGGATTTTTCTTTGTCTGCCTTGATGTTACCGGCAGGGTCGGTCCTGATAAAAATATTGTCCATCATCCAGCGAAGAACGGGATGCCCACCATGGGCGATTTTTGCTTCTAGCGTCAGCTTCATCAGCTCCTTTGTTGGGGGAGACATATCTTTAAAGCCCTGACCAAAGGGGACGACAGTGAAGCCTAGGTTCTCAAGGTTTTGCGTCATCTGAACTGCACCCCAGCGGTCAAAGGCGATCTCACGGATGTTATATTTCATTCCTAGGTCCTCGATGAAGGCCTCGATGAATCCGTAGTGAACCACATTGCCTTCGGTTGTAAAAAGAAAGCCCTGTTTCTCCCACACATCGTAATTGACATGATCCCGTCTAACCCTGAGATCAATGCTATCTTCTGGTATCCAGAAGTATGGAAGTACTGAATATTTATCATCTTCATCCTCTGGAGGAAAGACAAGTACAAAGGCCGTGATGTCCGTCGAAGAAGATAGGTCCAGTCCACCATAGCAGACGCGGCCTTCGAGGGTTTCTGGGTTAACTGGAAAAGCACAGGCATCCCATTTATCCATCGGCATCCAGCGGATAGCCTGCTTTACCCACTGATTGAGCCTAAGCTGCCTAAAGCTGTTCTCTTCAGCAGGGTTTTGTTTTGCAGATTCATAGGCAGCCCTTACCTTATCCATGGTGACAGTGATGCCAAGAGAAGGATTTGCTTTTTTCCACACCTTTGGATCCGACCAGTCATCTTCCATCTCAGCTCCATAAATAACTGGGTAGAAGGTGGGATCGGTTTTTCTGCCACTCATAATATCTATAGCCTTTTGATGGACTTCCCAGCAGATGCTGTTTTGATTATCCCCTGCAGTGGTGATTAGAAAGTAGAGGGGCTGCATCCTGGCATCACCACTACCTTTGGTCATCACATCAAAGAGCTTTCGATTGGGCTGGGTGTGCAGCTCATCAAATACAACGCCATGAGTATTAAAGCCGTGCTTGTTTCCCACATCGGCAGAGAGCACCTGATAGATACTTCCTGTCGGTTGGTAGATGAGTCTTTTCTGTGAATCGAGAATCTTTACCCGCTTGGATAGGGCGGGGCACCTGCGCACCATATCGGCCGCTACGTTGAACACAATCGAAGCCTGGTTGCGATCAGCAGCGCAGCCATAGACTTCAGCGCGTTCTTCGTTATCCCCGCAAGTGAGGAGCAGGGCAACAGCCGCCGCAAGTTCACTTTTTCCCATCTTCTTTGGGATCTCTACATACGCTGTATTGAACTGCCGATAACCGTTTGGTTTGAGCGTTCCGAATAGGTCGCGTATGATTTGTTCCTGCCAGTCAATGAGCTCAAAGGGCTTTCCTGCCCAGGTGCCTTTGGTGTGAGAGAGGCATTCGATAAAGCCAACTGCATAGTCGGCCATTTCTTTATTGTAAGTAGAGTCATCCGCCATAAACTTCGTTGGTTTATACTTTTTTAGTTTTCGAATCGTTCGCACCTCCTACCAAAGCATATTAAAAAAGACTCGGTTAAGGTCTATTACTAGAAGGAAAAGAGCCAAGCGGCTCCATCCCAGTATCGAGATTAACTAAATTTCCCCAAGGTTTCACGGGCCTTTAGGCTAAAATCCGTCTGTGAAAGATCACGATCTGAGTTCCAAAAGGTTTCGAGGTCTCGTATCATCCTGAGGATCCTTAACACATCTCCTCTAGCTTCTTCCTTTCCTAGGACACACATCTTTTCAAGTGCTGTTTCTATTAGCCCCTGGAGCATGATTTCGTAGACTTCTTTTCTCAAGGCGGGCACCTCCTCACTCGCTGTGTTTCTTACTCAGAACTCTCTTTGGAAATGCTCACGATAATGGCAGGAATATATTCATCTTCTTCCTGTCCGGTTTCTGTTTTCCAAGCTTTCACCTTTGTTAGTCCACCCAAGCGACACCCCCGTTTTTCAAACTCAGCCAGGGTGGCGATCAGACCTGAGAAGGGGCTAGAGATAGTGATGTGCTCGAAGCCACTCTCGCGACAGACGTCAACGATGGGGTCAATGTCGTTGTCCCATACAAGTTCATAGAAGTTGATCGTCTCATTCCCCAGGTTTTTGCTTCTCTCATAAGCCCAGAACAGGGTTTTGTTAATGCCTTCCTTGGGAAGCTTCTTACCTCTTTTGACCTCTTCGAAAACCTTGATTTCTTTCATGATTGGCACCTCCATTTCGACCGCTTTCACTTCTTGATCACTTTGCATGAGTCGACACCGAATATCACGTTTAGGCTGCTTCCGTTATCCCACTGAACCATGATGGAGCCAGTGTCATCGACGCCCCCAGTGCCCTCAGTGCCCACTGGGGGCGCCTGCAGGTCATCCATCTGAAGTAGCCTTACGCGGGCTCCTGGGGGGTACGTCTTGCGAAGGAGTGCGAGGGTTTCGGTAGTGATCATCCTCATTGGGTGCCTCTTTTCTTGAAGGCGCTGCTGCCTGATAAATTCTTCAGAAGGATCTTCCTATCGGTCTTGTACTCGGCACCAATGAATCCGAGTCGGAGGAGAAAGCACCGGAATGCATACTTTTCGTTTTCAACGTCTTTTTCTTTAGCGGTGATCCTTTTTTGGTTCTGTGCCATTTCTGAAAGTTTGACGATGAAGTGAGAGTAGGCTTCAATTTCTTCATGGCCACCCACTTCATCAAACCAGGGGAAGCTGATTCTGTCGTCTTCCATTTCAATTGGAAGCGTATCTACACCAAGGGCTTTTTTGATGAGGGATTCTTTTGACTCGATGAGCTTCTTTAAGTTCTCGAGCGCGAGGTCTGAGAAAGAATCTCTTGGCAGCTGAATAACTAGGTCAGTTCTACTGGTCCTATTTTGTGCCTGCCCCTCCTCAAAGCCCGCTTCTGAAAGAGAATGGATCAGCGCCTCCATCTCTTCTTCATTCATTCCATCACTGAAGGTGAGCTCTCCATTTCGGCCAACGGTAATAGGGCCAACTTGGTAAGCGCATGATGGAACGCCGAGATACTTTGATGAGGTCCCTCTGAGCTCGCTGATGTGTTCTACCAGCTTTTTTCGTTCTTTTCCCTGGACATCGTAGTTGATTGTCACGGTAAAAACCTCCTTTTCTTGGGTTACTACATACATCACTCAAAGTGGTGTAAATAGCAACTCTTTCTTTCAAGATGAGGTTTATTTTTCTTTGGGGAGGTCTTTATAGTGGTGTTTCTTTCCATCGCGAAGGACATAGACTTCATCTGACGACTGTGCAGCAGAAATGTATCTTTCGATGATGACATCGCAAAACTTCTCATCGAGCTCAATGGTATGGCAAATGCGATCTGTCTGATCACAGGCAATGAGCGTACTACCCGATCCACCAAAGGGATCAAGCACGATGCAGTTC